CCAAACTTTTTCGTGATGAAAAATTAGCAAACACAGATAAAAAATTTTATGACGGAGCCGCTTTAATCGGTTGGACAACATATATTACTTATGGTTTTCCATTGTGGATTCGTTGTAATTCACCAGAACTAAATAAATTTGTTTCCGGAGATGACCTAAAAACAACAATATCAGTTAGAGTTAGTGGTAGAAGTGTAACAAAAGACGAATCAGGAAACACAGGAACTTATGGAGTTTATGAAATAAATGATATACCTTTTGGTAATGATGGTTTTGACATTGAAAGTGGAGAAAATACTTTTATAAGAATTCCAAGACACCCAGAATATAAATTAAAAAAAGATTCTGGTGAACAAAATGATATACAAGGAGCCATATTTGATATGGAAATAGATTTTAATGTAAAGTTTGGAGATGTTGAAAGAACTTATACAATCCTAAAACCTTCAGTATTTGGTGTTGTTCCAGATGATGATGGTGATAGAGCCAAAACTTTTATTCAGAAAGGATTTGAATAATGAGTATGTTTGAAATTCAATACGGCCCTAAATGGAGTAATGAAAATGGACTTCAAAGTTTCAATGTTAGTGATACTAATAAGACAGCAGAAATTGATGTAAAAGCAAATTGGAGTGGACTTCCTGACGGAGCATACCGACCAACTATAACCAATGTAAGATGGACTATAACAAGAGATGACGGAACATTATTACAATCCTTTACACCAGTTGGAAGAACAAAAATTAAATTTAATTTGAGTCCAGAAAATGTTGGTAGTTACACTGCAGAAATAATGGTAAGATATCAATACAAAATGGAAGGAGAAGATTTACCAATAGGAAGTGAGGTAATAAAAGAAACAGCATTTAAAATAACAACCGAAGGTGATGACGGAGATGATGGTAATGAAACTAGTTCTGGTGGAGATGATACTTTTTCACTTCCATTTAAATCAATAATTACAGATGTTGATACAACAACAAACACAATTACTACAAAAGAAGATGTAGACAAAACTTCATTAGGATTACCAGATGTAATAACCAATACAATAACAGAAACAAAAGAAACTATAAATTATGCAATAAAATATGGAGCCGTAAATTATCAAAATTTAAATGTATTGTTAAATGCCGGTGGAGTAAAAAACATAATCACCAACACAGACATTGATGTTGAAAACACACCAATAGACCCTTATTCAGTAGTGTTGAAATTATACGAACCATTATCAAATGATGTTGGAGTAAAAAATAAAGTTAGTGTTGTTAAAGAAATGGCAGAACCTATTCGTGAAACCATACGACTAGCTCCATTTAACGATGCAGATTTAGGTGATAGATTTTTATATGAAGCCGATAATAAGTCAATAGATTACATAAATAATTTAAAAACAAGACAACTAAGTTTAACAGATACTTTAACTTCTGATAATTTTATTTCTAGTTCTATACGAGATAATATATTGAGTGGGAGTGTTTCTGCAGAAGTAAATGTAGATTACAACGATTATAAAAACTTTTCCATATTTGGTTCAGTTGAAAAAAGATTACAAAACTTTAGAACAAAATTAGTAGACTATGAATTTTATTCTAAAGAAAGTGGTTCACTAGCCGCACAAACAGCTAGTGCAGTATTTAAATCAGAAATCGTTAAAAACGAGGAGTTCAAAAGAGACATTACAAATAATTTTGACCATTATGAAAAGTATTTGTTTTATGAAAGTTCATCATACGCAACTTCATCATTTGGACAAGAATTTGATACAAGTTGGCCAAAAGAAAATTCAACAAAACCACATAATGTATTGAGTGTATCTGCATCAGCCGCTACAAATTGGTATAATAACAATATTACATCTGCTTCTTTGTATGACCAAAATAATCCTAATCGTTTGATTAACTTAATTCCAGAACATATCAAAAGAGATTCTGAAAATCAACCATTTTTAGATTTCTTAGATATGGTAGGACATTATTATGATAATATCTGGATTCATATAAAAGCAATGACCGATACATATGATAGACGAGAGGATTTAACAGAAGGATTATCAAAAGATTTAGCTTGGACAATTTCAAATGCGTTCGGTTGGAAACAACCATCAGGAACTGAAATCACAGAACTACACAGATTAATAACTGGACAATATTTAAGTGGTTCATTTGGTTCAGAAGAATACAAACAATATTCAGAAACATCAGGAAAAGAAATACAACAGGAAATTTGGAATCGTGTATTGACAAATATGCCTTATATTTTAAAAAACAAAGGAACAAAAGAATCAATTCAAGCTCTTATTAATGCTTATGGTATTCCACCAACAATTTTAAAAGTTAGAGAGTATGGTGGAGCAGATAACAAAGATTATCAACCAACATTTGAAACTCAACAAAGATTTACAAAAGCATTAGATTTTAAAAATAGTCAATATATTCAAACACAATGGAAAGAAACATCAGGTAGTTTAAGAACACCAGATACTATTGAATTTAGATTTAGAGCCGCTTCAAGTTCTAATCAAGTATTACTAGCTAAAAACATTGGAAATGAACAAGGGTTTGCAGTTAGATTGATAGATGAAGGTTCAACCACAGATAACAAAGGTAAAGTTGAATTTATTATAAGTAGTTCACTAACAGGTTCAGTATTTGGAACACAGAGTGTAACATCTTCTTTATTTCCAGTATTCAACAATGAGTTTTGGTCAGTTGGTATAACTAGGGAATCAAGTAGTGGTTATAACACAACGGAAGACAGAACATTAGAATATAATACAACAGGTAGTATAAAGTATAATTTATTTGTAAAACAATATGAATCTGGTGTAGGTAGAATATTATATGATTCTTCAACTTCAATGACATTAAGTGGTTCAACCACAGGAACAGGATTAACTTCATCATTACATAATGGACAATGGACAGCAAGTGGTGATATGTTCTTTGGTTCAACCGGTTCATTTACTGATTTAGGTGTAGAGTTCACAGGTTCTTTACAAGAAATAAGATATTATAATGCACCACTAACAGAGTCAGCATTTAATAACCACACAAGAGCTCCAAAAGCAATAAATGGTAATCACGCATCATCATCATTTACAGATTTAGTTTTTAGATTAAGATTAGATGATAATAAAAATTTATCAACATCACCAGCTTTAAACAATATAGCACCTGACCAAAAGTTATTTGCTAATTCTGACGGAGCGTTTGAGTCAGGTAGTGCAGTTGGATTTACCGCAAATACATTTAGTAATATTGTTCAAGAAGAAAAAACTTTATTGCCAAATATCGGTATTGGTAGAAAAACAAATACCAAGATTAGAATTGAACAAAATTATGTTCCAACTGGTTCAGATGGTTTTATTCGTTTAAGTTTTGATGAAAGTGTTGAAAAAGGTGAATTAGATACAATGCCAAAAGACTCAAATAAACTTGGTGTTTTCTTTTCACCAACAGATGTAATTAATCAAGATATTATTGAATCTATTGCAGATTTAGATATTGAAGAAGAAATAGCAGACCCAAGAGATGAAAAGGAATTCTTTTACAGAGGATTAAGAACTTTAGCAGAATCTTATTTCCAAAAATACACAGGAACAAATAGTTTCTGGGACTATATGAGATTAATTAAATACTATGACCAAGCTATATTTGAACAAATTAAAAAAGTTACACCAGCTAGAGCCAAAACAACTTATGGTTTATTAGTTGAACCTACAATTTTAGAAAGGTCAAAAAATATAATTTTAAGAGATGAGTCATTTGAAAACTTACATAGAGAAGGTGAGATAAATGTTGGATTGTTAGAAGCAACACAATCATTAAATAGACCTGTTGTATCAATAACTTCATCAAGACTTGATTATAATGGAACAATATCAGAAAGTTTCGCATACGAACCATCAACTTATTTATTAAAAAGTGCTTCACTCTCATCTTCATTAGGATTTACAGAAAGAAGATATTTAGAAGCTAATGTAGAATATGGTTCAAGATTATTTGTATCTTCAAGTGGTAGAATAACTCATACACCAGCACTTTCAAGTAGTAGAGTTTATTCACCAGATATATTTTTTACAGAAGCAGTTTCAACATTTGTATCAAGTTCAAGAGAACACCCTTCATTAGAAGAAATAGAAATACATTATACAACTGGTTCATCACTTGGATATTTATCACCAAGATTAGTTGAACAAGCTCATTATTCAAGTTCAAAATTTATAGCATATTCATCATCATTAAAACCAGCTAGAGTTCAAAGACCTACTGATTATATTAGTGGTTTAAAACGAGGATATCAAGGAACAAAGAATACAAGAAAAACAACAACAGATGGAAAATTACCATTTATAGTAAAATCATCACCACAAACAGCAGTGGTATCAACAAAAGGTAGTCAAGATACAGGTGCTGGAACTGGTGGTAAAAGATTAGAAGTTAGAAAAGTTGGTAGTTAGAAATTAATTTAATTAAAAATTTTATTTTCATATATTTATAGATGACACCGAAAAGTTTCACAAAATGAAAATTCAAAAACAAAACACAATAGGAGTATTTTAATGGGAGTTTTAGATAACACATCCGTAACAGTAGACGCTATTTTAACAAAAAAAGGTCGTGAAAAATTAGCAAAAGGTGAAGGACAATTCAGAATAACAAAATTTGCATTGGGAGATGATGAAATAGATTATAATCTATATGATGTCACACACCCAAATGGTTCTAATTTTTATGGTGAAGCAATAGAAAATATGAATTTATTAGAGGCAGTTCCAGACCAAAATTTATCACTAAGATTTAAACTAACAGATGTGTCTAATGGTTCTGGTGGTTCAACAACAGCATATGTTATGTCTTTAACACCAGCAACTACAACTCTTGATGACAATAGAACATCAGTAAACATTACACCTACAATATCAGGATATGATGGAGAATATAGTTATTCCATTGAAGGAGCAACAGGAACAGCTATTGGACAATATTTAAATTATAATATTAATTCAACAACGGGTGTTCTTCAGATTAACAGATTAGCTGCTCCAAGTGTTCAAAGACAATATCAAATTACAATTGCAGAAGAAGGTAGTTCAACAAGAGCAACCGTTGTAATTACACTTTTACCAAGTGGAGTAACCCCATAATCAATAAGGAGATAATTAAATGGCATTCGTAACATTTGACCAAGAAAACGATATCATAACAGAAGAAGAAGTTAAATTAACTTCGGGAATTTGGTCTGAAGGAGCAGGAACTTTAACAAGTTTCTTCACATCATCAGTTCAATCAAGTTCAAACGGACAATACTTTTTACAAGTATTTAATAAAGCTCCTTCTGATTCAACATCAGCTCCACAATTTGCAATTCTTTACGGACACAAAGCAGGTAGTGGTTCATTAGGTAAACCTGGTGTAGTTGGTAGGAGAGAAACAGCAACTGTATATGGTCAGTTCTTAAATTTAACTCAACCACCCGAAACAACAGAATTTAGTTTTGGTCAAGGAACACCAGCAGTTTGTCAACAAATTTATGCTATATCATTTGATAGAGCTCGTTCAAGAGAAAAAGTTGACCCAGGAAATTGGGAATTACAATTAGCTGGTGGACAGGTAAATGCATCAAATAAAAAAACAATTAAACTTATTGACGATAGTTCTACAAACACAAGTATTTTAAATGACGCCGGAATAACAGAATATAATATTGTTTCTGGTTCTATACAAGGTGGTTCAACAACTATTCATAAAGCCGCTGCTTCTGAAGGAACAGATAGTGGTTCGTTTGGTAAATTCTATCCAGACTTAGGTGTTCTTATTATAAACGCTACAAGATTACAAGTTAGTGATTTAGGAGACCCAACAGACGCTATTGGTGGTGCAGGGCCAGGAAGGTCAGCATTGTTTGAATTAGGTAGAACAGCTGATAGTCCTTATACAAGTTCAAACACATTGTTTAGTCCAGCTTCACATAGTTTACACAGAATGTATCACGCTATTTCATCAGGTTCTTTATTCCAAGCTCGTAGAGAAGAAGAAGTAACTTCAACACATTACTTTTGTAGAGCTATAAATAGTAAATTTAATCAAAGTAATAATCCAACTTGGACAAGTGCTTCATCAACTGAACCATTAGAAATATTTAGAGATGGTAAAGAAAAAACTTACATCACAACCGTAGGTCTTTATGATGACGCGAGTGAACTATTAGCTGTAGCAAAACTAAGTCAACCAATTTTAAAATCTAAATCAAGAGAAGCTCTTATTAAAGTTAAATTAGACTTCTAATAGGATATATCAACAATGGGTATCTACAAAACATTAAACCCGGAAGATGTATCACTTAGGTCATTTCAAGTTCATAAGAAATTTACATTTACAAACAATGATAGTGGTAGTGGAGTTTATGGACTTCGTGCAATAAGTGGTAGTAATTATAATTTTAACATAGGTTCATCTTCCACAATATCTCAAAGTTTCGGAGAATACAATTCTCTTTCAGCCTCATTAGGAAAACAACCATACAACGCAACATATTATAGTGTTCCACTTTGGAATATGATACATAGAAAATTCTATTTTGATACCAACATAGCTGACGCTCAATATGTAGATTTAAGTCATTGGGAAAAAGCAAACTCACCATCAGATGCACAATCAATAATTGAAAAACCATATCAATTACATAAAATCAATCAATTTGCTTCAAGACAACTTAATGGTAATGCATCAGTCATTACTATTCCACGAAAATTCTTTGGTGAAGAAATAAAACCAAAATCAATAACAATAACAGATAACAGTACAGACGCAACTAAAACATTAGTAGATGACGGATTAGGTAATATTTATGATAATGCTTATTCTTCATCTTTTGCAGTAGCTTCCGAGTCATTTGGACCTGAGGCAAGTAGTATGACCGGTAGTATTATAGGTAATGTTATGTATGGTCAAGGACTAATAGTCATTACAGAAACCGGTTCTTACAATAGAGTTGGTTCAACAAGTGGTTCAGATGGTTGGAGTGTTTCGTTTAAATCAACACATACAATTTACGAAAGAGAAGTTTTTTGTAATGTTGAAAGAGGAGAATTTTTAGGACTAACTAACTATACAGCTTTTCCAGAAAATAGTGGTAGTCAATTTATACCACAAGGATTATTTAGTGGAAGTTATTCAACAGGACATAGAGGTATATCAATATTATATCCAGCAAGTTCTTCATTTAAAACAACAGAAGTTACAGACCAATTATCAGGAGAAACTTATCTAACAAATAAACAATATAGTGGAACAGGTTCATACCAAGACTTTGTAACTGGTTCTAAATTCGCACCATACATTACAACTATTGGATTGTATGATGACACCAATGATTTATTAGCAACCGCTAAATTAGCCAAACCAATCAAAAATGATAAAGAATTAGATATTAGTTTTTTACTAAGGTTTGATGTATAATAAATAAAATTTTTTATATTTATAATTGTAGATATGCCAAATAGAAAAGCAAAAGATAGAAAAGAAAAAAGACGAAAACTCAATGAAAAATGGGCTAAAGAAGGTAGAACTGCAAACCAACACAAAAAATATAAAGCCAAATTAAAAAAATTAGGTATCAATCCAAATCAAACAAGGTATAGATAAGATGAATGAAGCACCAAGAGTTCCAAGAAAAAAAGGACAACATAGAGGTTCTTCATCTCATTCAGATTTATACACAGATGAAAATCCAAAAGGAACAATCAAAGGTTTAAAATTTGCAACCGTTAAGGATGCACAAAAATCAGTTAGTAAAATTAAAAATAGTGGTAAATCTCACGCACACAAAATACAAGCGGCAGTTGCTATGGAACAACGAGCAAAAGAAATGGGTAAGAAATCTCAAGCCGCAGTTTATCGTGCGTTTATTAACAAAATGAAAAAGAAAACTAAAAAGAAAAACGAGGGTTGGTCAGATAAATATAAAAAAAGTATTGATTGTAATAATCCAAAAGGTTTTTCACAAAAAGCACATTGTGATGGTAAAAAGAAAAAAGAAAGTAAAGATTATACATTTGGACCAGATTGGATACCAACAAGTTTAGCACAAAGAAAAAAAATGAAAAGAATTCACCAAAAGTTAAATCGTAGTATTAGAGAAGACATTAACATACCGATAAAGATTGGAGATACTATTTTAACTGGTAGATTTAAAAATAAAAAAACCGTGGTAAAGTCTATTGGTAAAGATGAACACGGAATGCCAACAATCAATGGTAGAAAAGTTGTAACATTTAGATTACCACTAAAAGAAGCTTCACAAGCATCAGGTAGACAAGGGCCAAAAGGTTATACAGCTTTTGTTGAGTTAGGATTAGA